GTGATATTTTTCTTAGCGTTCAAAAATCAAAGGCTTTTAAACATGGGCAATAAAAATGATCTTCGTGAAATGCTGGAAAATTTATCGCCAGAAGAAATAGCCTCCTTAGGAAAGCTGCTGGCACAAATCTCCAACAAGTCTAATAATAGAAAACGCGGACGGGGGACTCGTAAAAGAAAAAGGAAATCAAAAGCACCCGAGGCTCAGCAATCCGGCTTCATGGATGGGATTCAACTATCTCACGAGGAAATGAGAGAAATAGAAGAAGCTTCCAAGTTTGATAAAAAGATGGAGCTTGACAAACCGAAAGGCGGCAGTATAATACCAAAGGCCTCTCAATTCCAAAAGGCATCTATTAAATGTATGTCATGCGGAAAAACTTTTGAGATTTCGCCAGCCTTACTTCCTCCCGAGAGAGGTCGTTTTAAATGTAACTCATGTTCCTGTAGCGCAGGTTAAAAAGGAGAATCTATGATTGAGTGGACAAAAATGGTTAAGGTGTACAAAAAATTTTTACAATCGTTCGTAGTGATAGGGGTGATGTTTGCAACAGCCTTTATAAGCTATTCCTATGGGCGATCTCAGAGAGAAATTGAGATAGCTGCTTTGAAAGCTGAAGTAATAGAAGGGGTAGCAACAGAAGAATTAGAAGCTATATACAATCTACTTTCCGCAGCTGCTTTTACCAACCGTGCCAATATGAATTTAGCTGCTAAAACCAATCATTACATTACCCACCCACAGGGGCGTGATGGAAGGCCTCCAAATGTCGCATGTGAAGAATGCTGGCAAGAATTCTCATACGTCGTTGAAAACATGCCTAAGATGGACCCTCCTAATGAAGCGTACTTTGATTCTTTTTATCGACAACGATATAGGCAGTGGAAAAAACTACGTGAGGAACAGAACTGATGATGTTATCTGATGCGCCTGCTGAACGAGCGATCCTTGCCGGGGTCTGTCGATATGGCTCAGAGGCTTACTACGACGTTGCTGATTTAATTGATGCTAATAGTTTTACCATAGATTCAAACTGCATGATTTACTCTTGTTTAAAACATATAATGGATAAGGATAGCAACACTTCTATAGATCTGCCGATAATTCTATCTGCTGCCAAAGAGATAGGGCTGCACGATCTCGTCTCCAATAGGCAAGAGGTTCAGCATCTTTCGGCCATTATGAATTTCCCGGTATTACCGGATAACGTTCGCAAAATGGCAGCCAAAGTACGTAAGCTCCAAATAGCACGCATGATGTATGAGCAACTAGAATCTACGAAGGAGAAATATTCTCACATCAAAGGAGACGAGCCCGTATCTCAAATTTTAGGGATTGCAGAGGAGTCTATTTTTGATTTTACATCACTCCTTAATGATAACGATGACGCTCCTCAAAAAGTTTTTGCCGATGTTACCACTCGACTTGATGATTTATCTGCTAATCCACTGGATCAGGTAGGTATTCCCACCGGCTTCAGTCGCTACGACTTTGCTATTGGAGGAGGACTACGTAAGGGCACTGTGAATGTAATTGGCGCACGTCCTAAGACAGGGAAAACACTCTTTGCAGAAAATGCAGGTATCTATATTGCTCATAAGTTGGGTATTCCTGTTTTAAATTTAGACACAGAAATGATGCTACAAGACCATCAAGATCGTGGAATTGCCATGTTGACAGAAGTAGCTATTAATGACATTGAGACTGGAAAATTTGCTGATAACAGCTATAAAAATCAAAAAATCCGCGATGTGGCTAAACAGGTCAAAGACATTCCTTATTATCATAAATCTATTGGAGGCAAGCCCTTTGAGGATCAACTCTCTATCATGAGAAGGTGGCTTGCTAAGGAGGTGGGTCTTAACGCTGAGGGTAAAGCCAATGATTGCGTAATTGTATACGACTATCTTAAGATCATGGAAGCGGCAGATGTCAAGGGGGATCTGAAAGAATATCAACTGCTAGGATTTCTTATGACATCCCTTCATAACTTTGCTATTCGTTACGAAGTGCCAGTTTTAGCCTTCGTACAGCTAAATAGGGATGGTATCAACAAAGAGTCGACAGACACTGCCAGTGGGTCCGATCGCATTGTATGGCTATGTTCTAATTTCAGCATTTATAAGTCCAAATCCGATGAAGAAATAGCTAAAGACGGTCCCGAGAATGGTAATCGCAAACTTGTACCTGTTATCTCTAGACACGGGGAAGGACTTTCTGATAAAGACTATATTAATATAAACATGATTGGTAAATATGGTAAGATTGTAGAGGGTAAAACAGCTTTTGAACTCGAAGATGGCACCGACTATAGTGAGAAATTGGAAAATGATAATGACGATGTCCCATTCTAATGATTCTTACAAATATAAAGATCAAGCAAAGCTTAACGCATTAACTGATACGGCTGTTCAGTATATAGATAAAATTTATGATTATTTAAATACAGAAATTGAATATAGAAATGAAACTTTTATTAAGTCTTGCTGCTTTATCCATGGTGGCGACAATCCAACCGCATTAAATCTATATCATAACGGAGACATTCGAGTCCATTATAAGTGCAGGACTCATGAATGCGAGGAGATTTTTGGTTCGTCTTTAATTAGTCTGATACGAGGAGGTCTTTCTCGTGTGAAATATGGATGGAATATCAAAGGAGATAAAGAGGCTACTTTTAATGAAACCATAGAATTTATTTTAGATTTTACTCAACAAAACTTTAATAACTTAAGTTCACGTAATCACTCTATAGACGGAGACAAGTTACAATTTGCTTCTTTAGTTAACGGTTTTATGATGCCAGAACAACAGAAAACTGGTATTGATAAAGAATTTTATAGAAGTAAAGTAGAGATTCCAGCTACCTATTATTTACAAAGAGGCTACTCTATTGAAGTACTTGATAAATACGATGTTGGAACTTGTACGAGACCTAATAAATCCTTATATCAACGTGCTGTAGTCCCTATCTATGATGACAACGGTGAAGTTATCTTGGGCTTTACCGGACGGAGCATATTTTCTGAGTGCTCGCAATGCAAGCACTATCATAATCCGGACCAAAAATGTCATTTTTTTCCAAAATGGAAGCATACGGCGGGGTTCCAAAAGGAAAACTGCTTGTATAATTACTGGTATGCTAAAGAACATATCCTGAAAAGTGGAGTTATAGTTTTAGTGGAATCTCCCGGAAATGTGTGGAGATTAGAAGAAGCAGGTATTCATAATGCAGTCGGTATTTTTGGTGCTCATTTAGGACCAAATCAAAAAAAGATCATTGATTCTTCTGGTGCGTTTTCTATTGTATGTTTGCTTGATAATGATGAAGCAGGAGTGAAAGGAGCTAAAAAGATTTACGAACAATGTGCTAAAATGTATCGTTTATATTTTCCAAAATTTAATGAAAACGACATTGGAGATATGAACGTAGATATTGTTACTAGTGATATTAAACCTTTAATTACCCAAATAGGAGAAGTTTACAATGGCTGATAACTTTGAAATGAACAATGCGGACACGGTAGATGGACAAAAAGTGGAAGCTCCCATGGAGAATCAAGTTGCAACCCCTCAACAAATTTTACTAATGGCTGTAGAGGCGCACTTTACTGCCCAGAGAAGTCGTGCCGTTGCCAATCTTAATACTTATATGAACTCTGCGGTGGGCGTTGGAGAACATCCCGATATCGTTGGAGAATGTATTAAACTAATTGAAAATGTTGATCATGCAGAAAGTGCCCTTCAAACTTTAGGAAGAATTATTCAATGACACAGATTATAGGCTTTGCAGGGAAAAAACAGTCAGGTAAAAACACCGCCTGCAATTTTATATTAGCATCTAAGATTGCCGAATTGGGGGTCAGTAGATCTACACGTCTCAATACTCAAGGAGAAATAGAAGTTACTGATATTTTAAGTGATTCTGTAGAAGGTCAGGAGTGGTTTGAATTTAAACCTCCTCATGTGGATGTAGACAATCTTTTTAATAATGAACTTGGTAAATTTATTAAGATGTATTCTTTTGCAGAAAAATTAAAACGCATGGCAGTAGATGTTTTAGGTCTTAAAGAAGAATGGGTTTTTGGAACCGATAAACAGAAAAATACCGTAACTGATATTAAATGGGAGGATATGCCGGGCCCAGTAAAGAAAAAGGGTAAAATGACCGCTAGAGAAGTGTTACAGTGCGTAGGAACTGACTTCTTTCGCTCTATCTATAAAAACGTATGGGTAGACGCCTGTTTAAGACAGATCGAAGAGGATGCTTCTGAACTCGCTCTTATCTCTGATGTTAGATTTGAGAATGAGATATCCGCTATTCAAAAAGCAGGAGGTTTTGTGATAGGTCTTAAACGAGATCCTTCCAAAAAGAAAGATAAACATCCTAGTGAAACAGCTATTGAGAAATGCATGGGGTTATGCGATACTATTGTAGATAACACCTCCCTTACCATTCCACAACAAAATGAACAAATATATTTAGTTATTAAACATTTAGATAATATTACTGAAATATTTCCAGAGGAGTAACTATGCCATTACCTGAGTCGTCAAACACCTTAATTGTAGATTGCGATGGCGTTATAGCAGATAAGTCAGTAGCTGGCAACTACGCGGAAGCCGGTCCACTGACTTATGGAATTGGTCAAGTCAATAAGCTGTACGAAATGGGATATATCATTGTCCTTTATACAGCACGCTATGGAGATCGAGAAAAAGGCAATATACATCTTCAATATGAGAGAGGATATAAAGAGTGGACTGACTGGTTAGAAAAACACGGAGTTAACTATCATCATGCTTTCATGGGAAAACCCGCAGGAGCTATTTATATTGATGATAAAGCAGCCCGCGTTGAGGAGGATAGTCAAGAGGGTTGGGGTCAGGTATGGAAAGAGGTTCATAACTTAAAAGGTCGTGACCGTTATGGGAATAAGCTATGATCCCTATAGTTTATTTTAGATCCTCATCTTTTAATTGTCATCGTTTTTGTCCCATGCAGTATTATATGGAATATACTCTGGGATGGAGGGGTCCTTCTAATAAAAAAGCAGATAAAGGAACTATAGTCCATAAGGTTTTGGAAATTTGTGCCGTTGCCAAAAAGGGGTTGCAAGATGGTAAAAAAATCATTATTGATGATCAAATAGGAAGGGTAAGCACAGGCAATTATAAACCAGAGTATTTGAATAAGGTTATTGCTCGTGTTTATAAGTACTATACTAGTCGTATTCCTCACCATGAGTGGACTGAAAAAGATGCTCAAGACTGCGAAAAGTGGTCATGGAAAGCTTTGCATTATAACAAGGGGATGTTTGACCCTCGCAATCGAGATGTTGTGGCTGCTGAACCCCATTTTGATTTTAATATTGAAGAAGATTGGTCTAAATACAGCTATATTATCAACGACGAAGAAGTATCTGGTCACTTAGCGATGAAAGGCACCATAGACCTCGTCACTGATTTGGGGGAAGGGGTATATGAAGTTATTGATTGGAAAACGGGAAGGCGTCTCGACTGGGCAACCGGCCAAAAGAAAACACAAAGTAGTATGTTTGTTGATCCTCAATTAAGAATATACCATTACGCTCTCAAGCGCATGTTTCCTGATATTTCATCTTTTTTAATTACTATATATTTTATTAATGACGGAGGCGCCTATACACTTCATTTCCAAGATAAGGACTTGCAGTCCACCGAAGAAATGTTAAAGCAAAAATTTGAATTTATTAAAAATACAAGCAATCCTAAACTCATTAGACAATTAGACCCCTCTCAATCATGGAAGTGTTCTAAACTATGCCATCAGGGCATGTCAACATTTGAAGACACGCACGTTACGCCTATCAAAGAGCACCGGCCTAGACAAAAAACTTCGCATGGGGATACAATGACTAAGTGTGAACAAACTCGATATATGATTAAGAAGTATGGAATCGATTGGGTTACTGAACATGTGTCACACCCGGACCATCAAATAGCTAAATATCAAGCCCCCGGAGAAGTATAAGGAATGGTTAATGTCAACAGGAGATCTCCAAAAACTATCCGAAATTTTAAATGAATTTTTAGATGAAGATCAGGCGCGAGAATTTACTTCCAAAGTTGAACAAGAAATTGCTCGTAAAACAGATGATAAAACTTTAAGAACTTTATTACAAACTCTTAATTCTCTCTATACAATTAAGCCCAAACGTAGGGAATATTTCAAGAAAAGTATTCTGGCGCTGGTAGTAGCAGCACATATGTTTGTTGTAGTGATTAACATATCCGCATTTTTTGTTTTACCATTTTTATATCCTCTATGGATGTGGGTGCCTGTCAATAGTTTTATTCTAACCGTTACCTTTACGCGAGAAGTATGTCCATTAACTAGATTGGAAAATTATCTTAGAACGTCTTTAGGAATGCGTCGAATAGGAGGGTTTATAGGACATTATATAGTTAAGCCCGCAAGAAAAGCAAATAAAAAGTATAGAGAACGGGAGATTAAATAAAATGGAAGTAGGAGATAAGGTAGAAAAAGCTAAAGGCTATAGTTATCCGGGTGTTGTAGTAGCTAAATTTAAAAAAGTAGATGGCGTGGAAGAAAGGTTAGTGGTGGAATGTACCGAACCAGCAGTCCAAGGAATGCTACATATCTTTAAAGAGGATCAATTGATATACCAGCATGATTGAAGTGAAGATTACCGAACTAATGAAAAAAAGAGCTTGGCACAAAGCTCGCAGCATGGGCAAGTTAAAGAATTCTATTCTTCAAGGAGGGGGGAATATAGCAGGGTTCTTAGGAGAGGAAGTAGTCAACTATCTTATTAGAGGAGAAATTAGCAACACCTATAACTATGACATTGTTTATAAAACTAAAAGTCAAAATATTAAATATGATGTAAAAACAAAAAGATGTACTTCTGCACCGAAACCTTACTATGAATGCTCAATTGCGGCGTATAATACTAAACAGGCATGTGATCGGTATGCTTTTGTTCGTATTGAATGGGTGAATGGAAGATGGGGACGCGCATGGGTTCTGGGATGGCTACCTAGCGAAGAGTATTATAGTAAAGCGAAAAAACTATGTAAAGGTGATATAGACTCGTCTAATGGCTATAAAGTGAAAGCTGACTGTTACAATGTAGCAATATCAGATTTAAGAGAGTTCAGGAGAAGAAAATGACCTACGTTCCATTACATGTCCATTCTGAATACAGCTTGTTGGATGGACTTTCACAAACGTCTCAAATATCGAAACGATTAAGTGATATAGATACGAGCGCATGTGCCTTAACTGATCATGGAAGTGTGTCAGGAGCCGTTGACTTTTGTAAGACTCTCAATAAATCATCTCAAAAGCCCATTCTAGGATGTGAGTTTTATTTATGTGAAAATGGCGCTGCCACAATGCAACTTCCCGACAATAAATCTCTTATACATCAAGTTGTGTTATCAAAAAATTCAGAGGGATGGAAAGATATTCTCCGGCTAGTGTCTCAAGCTAACGACCGTAGTCAGTTTTATTATAAACCCCGTATTGATTTTAATCAGCTTCAAGAGGTAGCACAAAAAGGGAATCTAATTTCATTTAGTGGACATTTGGGCTCGCGTTTGGGAAATTTATCTATTCATAACACCCCTGATAACGTTTTATGTACCGAAGCCCTAAAACTGCAAGACATGTTTGGCAAAGGAAACTTCTTCATTGAAATTCAATTAATGGATGCTAAAAATAATCCTGAATCTGGAGAGGCATCCTATCGATTGCGTGATATTGCTAAGCAAACGGGAATTCCGTGCGTGGCTACTCCCGATGCCCACTACCCCACTAAAGAGGCCGCTGAGGACCAGAGAGTGCTCCTATGCACGTCTTTAAAAAAAACTATAGGTCAGGTACACCGAGAATTAAAAGATGGTAAATCACGGTCCTTAAAGTCCTTTTTTTCTTCAGATAATTTTCATATTCCTTCTCATGAAGAGATGATAGAATACCACACCGAAGAGGAATTAGCCAATACAAACTTAATTGCAGACATGTGCGAAACCTATCCTATTTTAGGGCCTCCTAGCCCTCCCCACTTTCCATGCCCCAAGGGATTTACTCCCAAAGAGTATTTACGTCACCTGTGTAAGATTGGGTGGTCCAACAAGATGGGGAATATCAAAAAAAATACTCCTGATTTTCATAAGTATGGAGATCGCGTCCAACAAGAGCTTCAGATATTTGAAGAGGCAGGATTGTCTGGGTATTTCCTGATTGTACAAGATATTTTAAAGTTTTGTAATGATAGCGGATTTTTAACTGGGCCGGGAAGAGGGAGCGCAGCGGGATGTATGGTTTCCTATTTGATTGGCATTACCCAAATAGATCCCTTGAAATATGATCTCGTGTTTGAAAGATTTTATAATGCCGGAAGGAATACCGATGAGAGAATATCGATGCCCGATATTGATATTGATGTTCCTAAGGCAGCTAGAGAAAAAGTCATCGACTATATGAAGAAAAAATATGGTACGGACAATGTAGCTCAGATTGTAACATACCAAACCCTTCAAGGTCGTTCTGCACTGAAAAGAGTAATGCAAGCACGGGGAAATATTTCTTTTGCTGAACAAAATGAAATTACTAAACATATCATGGATGAGGCCAAAATTGCTGATGAGTTGCAAGATATGAAAGAAGAGTTAGGAGAGTCATCCTTGATTCTATGGGCTCTTAAAAATAGAAAAGAACAACTTAAAGATTGGTGTGAAATAGGCGAAAATGGTAAGTTGGAGGGCAAAATGGCTCGCGTGTTTGAACAAGCAATGAGGCTTGAAGGAACAAAAATTATACAGTCTAAACATGCAGCGGGCGTAGTAGTTTCGCCGGCTCCTATTTCCGAAAGTTGTCCCATGATTAGGTCTTCCAGCAAAGGAGAGACAGATTTATTAGCTGGTTTTGAAGGACCAAGCTGCGAGGACGTCGGTCTCTTAAAGCTTGATGTGTTAGGAATTAGAATGTTAGATAAAGTTATGGAAGTTCCTTACATATTAAAGGAGTAGCTATGACCATTTGGAGTTATTGCCCCCGATGTAATGCCATTTATGATGAATTTGAATTAAGATGTTCGGGATGTAAATTATCAGTTGAGGATATAAAATACGTTGAAGATCGCATCGTAAGTAACGATATGGTAGACTTTATGACAACTGGAACTGATCCGAGACTTACTCCTCGTTCTGATTCAGGATAATTTACAATGTATAGGCCACTTCCGCCAGAAGTAACAATTAGACAATCTTGTATTGATGGGCTTGGTCTGTTTGCTGCTTGCGATATGGAGAAAGGACATAGGCTAGGTATAACACATATAGCCAATGATAATTTTGAAAATCAATACATACGTACTCCACTAGGTGGTTTTATTAATCATTCCAATACCGCCAATTGCACATTAATCAAAACAAACCCAAGCCTAGAACTATCGGACAATGGTGGTGATGCAGTATTGGTTTTAGTCACCAAACAATTAATAGTGGCCAATACAGAACTTACCACGTACTATTCTTTATATAAAATATCAGAAGAGGAGACATTATGAATAAGAGGGATTGTACAGCGAGTTTCCCAAAAACGGTGAAAGCTAGATTTGAAAGAGACTCAAAGTTTAGAAAAGAATTTTTGTTAGAACTTTTAAGCCAAATAGAAGAAGGCAATTCAATAGCGGCGGTAAATATGATAAAGTATATTACCGAAGGAGTTAATAAATGAATAAACGTTGGATTATAGTCTTTGACTGGGAAA